CCCAAACCAAATTAATTTCGCAGATGGAAAAAAACTTATATTTGGTACAGGTGGAGATTTAGAAATCTACCATGATGGTAGTCATAGTTATATTGAAGATGGAGGTACTGGTCAAATCAAAGTTCTTGCTGGAACTAATTTACAGGTGTTAGATGCCACAGGCACTAATTTCGCTGCTAACTTTAATGCTGGTGGTGAATCACAACTATATTACAATGGTAATTTAAAGCTCAAAACAACCTCAAGCGGAATTTCGGTAACAGGAACAGTTGTAAGTGATGGTTTGACTGTTGAAAATTCATCTGGTTATGGCAGTATAGAGATTGGTGGAACTTCTGGAGCTTATCTTGACCTTAAAGCACCAAGCTCTGACGATTACGACCTTAGGTTAATTACCACAGGAACAAGTGGCGAACTTGTTTTTCCTACTGGAAATTTTGTATTTAAACGAGGCTCTCTTCAAAAACTAGCCGTGACCGACACAGGCATAGACGTAACAGGAACAGTTACAAGTGATGGTTTGACTGTTGATGGAGAAGGACGAATAGAAGAAACAGGCGATGCTGCTAGACTTGTTGTAGCAAGAACTGATAATGCAAATGCAGCTGAATCAGCTAGTATGGATTTACTTGAAAGCACTGCCACTGGTGGCTCTTTTGGTACAGCCAGTAATTATGGTTTTAGATTAGATATAGATGGTAGTGCAAATACTTTTAATATCAAAAGTGGTGTACAAACATCAGTAACTAAAAGATTTCAAATAGGTAGAGACACAGGAGACATCTCATTCTACGATGACACAGGCTCAACTCAAGGTTTATTTTGGGACAGTTCTGCTGAGAGTTTGGGAATCGGCACAACTGCTCCAGCTGGTAATCTTCATATAAAATCAACAGGTAATGTTGGTGATGCACTATTAATTGTTGAAGCAGATGCAGATAATAATGTTGAATCAGATAATCCTCGAATAGAATTAAGACAAGATGGTAATTTAGTAAGTGGAGCTTTATACCTAGAAGGTGATGCAGGTACAACTGCAACTAATGCATTAGAAAATTCTCTTTTATTAGATGCAAAGGGTGCATCAAGTAATGGAGGTACAATTCAATTCGCAACGGGTGGACTAGCGGCAAATCAATCAGGCGGTCCTACAAATAGTGCAGTAAGAATGACTATTTTAAGAGACGGCAACGTTGGCATAGGAACTGATTCGCCAAGTTCTGTTTTAGAAATTGCAAAGAATGACCAGACCAATGGTGCAACTCTAAGCATTACTAATAGTTTTGAGGGTGGTGGTTGGAGTGCAGGAGATACTGTAGGAACTATTAATTTTAGAGTTGATGATAGTTCAACCACTCAGCCTATACGTGGTCAGATTAAGTTATTTGATGACTTAGCATCAGGCAGTAGCACTTATCCTTATGCAAATGCCATGTCATTTAGTACAGGGTATCTTAATACCTTAAATGAACGCATGAGAATATCGTCAGATGGCTCAGTTGGAATTGGCACAACTTCGCCAAGTCAACCTTTAGAAGTTGATGGTAACATACAAGCTACAGGCACAAGGTCTATATCTGCTCTTTATGATTCCAACCATTACATGAGAATTGAAGCTAATTCTTCGGGCGGTATTTTAAAAGGTACAGATGGTGGAGTTATAACAACTCTTGTTAGAACTTATGGTGACTCATACTTTAATGGTGGCAACGTTGGCATAGGCAACACAGCACCAGCCAAAAATTTACACATAACAGATTCAAGTTCACCGACTATAAGGTTTTCAAGAGACAACTCTTTTTATTGGGACATAGGGCATACCAGTAGCGATTTCCAGTTTATATCTGAATCAGGTGGCACAGTTCTGCACATGAATTACGATGGCAATATTGGAATTGGAACTGATTCGCCAAGTTCTATTTTAGAAATTGCTGATTCAGGCGTAGAGCTTAAAATTACAGATACACGTAACATAAGTTGGACTGTTGGAGATACAGTAGCCTCACTTGGCTTTTATTCTGACGATGCTTCAGGAAGCTCGGGTGCAGCTAATAACTTGCCACGTGGTGCTATTGACCTTGTTACTACGAGTATTTATGGCTCAACTCACGACATGGTATTTAGAACTAGAGGAGATACTAGTACAACCGCTTTAGAAAAATTAAGAATAACTAGTACTGGAAACGTTGGCATAGGAACTGATTCGCCAAGTGCAGCTTTAAACATTGTGAAGTCAGGTCTATCAACACAGTTTAGAGTAAGTAATACAGTAAGCGATGCAACAACCAAATATGGTGCTATTGTTGGTTCTCATTATACCAATGCAGAAGAACCTATTACTGGTATGTTAATGACATCATCATCATCTGCAACAGGTGGAACTGTTAGTATAGGTGGTGGTATAAGTGCAGCTAATGCAGTTAATAATATTTTATTTTATACAGCAGCTAATAACACTACTTTGATTGGTAGTGAGGCTGGAAGGTTTGATTCCTCGGGCAATCTGTTAGTGGGTAAAAGCAGTAGCTCACTTGGAACAGCAGGACATGAAATTTTCCATAATGGTGTGCAATGGCTAACTGCAAGTAACTCAAGACCATTGCTTTTAAATCGTATAGGCTCAGATGGCATAATTGCAGAGTTCCGCAAAGACGGCTCAACAGTTGGAAATATCGGCTGTCCAGATAGTGCAAACGGTTCACAATTAGTTATAGCTGCTGGAGCAAATGGAACTAATACTGGTGTTGGATTACGTTTTACCTCTTTCACAGTTACGAATATTATACCGTGTTATGATGATGGTAGTTCAGCCGATGATTACATAGATTTAGGTAACTCAGGTGCTAGATTCGATGACATCTATGCAACCAATGGAACTATACAAACTTCAGACAGAAACGACAAACAAGACATTGAAGCAATTACAGATGCAGAGACTAGAGTTGCTACTGCTTGTAAAGGCTTGATAAGAAAATTCAGATGGAAAAGTGCTGTAGCAAAAAAAGACGATAACTCTGATTCTGATGAAACAGCTAGAATTCACTTCGGTATAATGGCTCAAGATTTACAAGATGCGTTTACAGCAGAAGGCCTTGATGCAGGTGACTATGGTATGTTTATATCTAGCACCTGGGAAGATGATGACGGGGTTGAACAAACTAGGTTAGGAGTCAGGTATAATGAACTCCTAGCATTTATAATTGCAGCAATATAGGAGAAATATAACATGGCAAATACATACACATGGGATTGCAAAACAGTAGACGTTTATCCCACATACGAAGAACACAGTGACACAGTTTACAATGTGCATTGGAGATTAAACGCTGAGAGCAGCGAGACACACGAAGTAGATGGTCAAGAAGTACCATATACTGCTAGTGTTTATGGCACACAATCATTATCACTTGATGATATTGGCTCAGACTTTATACCCTTTGCAGACTTAACCAATGCAACAGTTACTGGTTGGGTAGAAGGTATTATGGGTGAAGAGGAAGTAGCAAACTTAAAGTCTGCTTTAGACTCTAAAATAGCTGAGGAGATAACACCTACCACTGAAACAAAAACTATAGGATCTTAATATGGAAAGCTTAATACAGATAATTGTCGTAACAGGCGTAATATTGTTTATAATATATAAAAAGAAACCAGAATGGATTGAGTTGATAAAATCCAAATTTAAGAAGTAAGCATCATGGCAGATACCTATACCACTAATTTAAACCTTAGAAAACCACAAGTAGGAGGCGCTACTAACGAGTGGGGAACAAGATTAAACAACGATTTAGATTTAATTGATAATATCTTTGCAGACGCTGGTAACGGTACTGGCGTTGGTTTAAATATTGGTAGCAGTAAAACCTTAACAGTAGCAGGAACATTAACCTCTACTGGTACAGCATCTTTTACAACTATTGATGTAAATGGCGGTGCAATTGATGGATCTCCAATCGGTGCAAATTCAGCATCAACTGGGGCGTTTACTACTTTATCAACAACTGGTTTAGCTACATTAGCTACAGTAGATATAAACGGTGGCGCAATAGATGGTACTGCTATCGGTGCTACTACAGCCTCAACTGTTGCAGCAACTACAATAACAGGAACTACTGTAACTGCTAGTGGTAATGTAAATACTACTGGTGGCGAGCTACAGATTAATGGTACTAACGTACTAGAAAAGGTATATCCAGTTGGATCTATTTATATCAACGCAAGTATAAGCACCAATCCAGCAACATTGCTTGGCTTTGGTACTTGGGTAGCTTTTGGAGCTGGTAAAGTTATAGTTGGTTTAGATTCTAGTGACACAGATTTTGATACAGCAGAAGAGACTGGCGGTGCTAAAACTCATACATTGACAACTAGCGAAATACCATCACATACGCATACTACAACAATAGGCGTTGCATCTGGTGGCTCTGCACCAGGTGCATTAGAAAACAGAACACCAACAGGCGGTGTTGATTACACTTCAAGTTCAACAGGCGGTGGACAAGCGCATAACAACTTACAACCCTACATAGTTGCTTATATGTGGAAACGTACAGTATAGGAGCTGACAATGGCCCTATACCCAATCACACCACCCGCAGGAATAGTAAAAAACGGTACTGACTATGCCAACAAAGGACGTTGGGTAGATGGTGATTTAGTACGTTTTGAAAACGGTTATCTAAAACCTATTGGTGGTTGGACAAACTTTGAAAACACTACCTTAGCAGGTACACCAATAGCTATGTATTCTTATAGAACCAATGACGGAGAAAAAGTTTTAGCAGTTGGTACAAGAACAAAAGTTTATGTATTTTATGAAGATGCTTGGATAGATATAACACCATCAGGTTTTGTGGGTGATTCTGTCAACACTTCAACTGGTTACGGTACATACGATTACGGTGAAGAAGATTACGGAGATGCTAGAGCATCATCAACACTAGCACTCAAGGTAGATCATTTTTCATTTGATAACTGGGGAGAGCATTTAGTCTTCTGTTGTTCTAGTGACGGTAAGATATACCAATGGAGGCCAGATGCAGGTTCAGGTTCACCAGACACTATAGCTACACAAATTAGTAATTCTCCAATAGGCTGTCAAGCTATTATAGTTAGCAATGAAAGACATTTAATAGCCATAGGATCATACACAGATCCAAGAAGAGTATCTTGGTCAGATAGAGAAGATAACACTAACTGGACATCTACTGCTAGAAATACAGCAGGTGATCTGCAAATACCAACAGGCGGTAGAGCTTTATACGCAGTTAAATGGCAGAACGATATTATTATATTTACAGATGTTGGTATTAATAGACTTTATTATGTAGGCTCACCATTTGTATATGGAATACAAGATGCTGGTGTAAGTTGTAAAGCAATCAGTCCAAGAGCAATAGCATCATCTGGTAGCTTTTTATCTTGGATAGGTGAAAATTCATTCTTTACATTTGATGGTAAGCTAAGAGAACTTAAATCAGACGTACATGACTTTATCTTTGACAACATAAGAGTTAGCAACCAAGAGAATACTTTTGGTACACACAACATAGACTTCAATGAGATTTGGTGGTTCTTCCCAGTTGGCGATGATTACCAATCAACACCAAACAAATATGTTATTTGGAATTACTTAGATAATGTATGGTCAATAGGATCAATGGATAGAGGTTGTTGGGTAGACCAAGGTGTATTTGATTATCCGTTATCATGTGATTCAAGCGGTAATGTGTATGAGCATGACAAAAGAGTTTTATTTGATTCACCAGGCATAGGAACGCAAGTACCGTTTTGTGAAAGCGCACCCATAGAAATAGGCAATGGCGATAGAGTGGTACAAGTTAATCAGATTATTCCAGATGAAGAAGCAGCAACATTACCAGGTATCACAGTAGGATTTAAAGGTAAGTTCACACCACTTGGCGCAGAAACAGATTTCGGTAACTTCACTTTTGAAACTGATGGTTATGATGGTTATACAGATGCAAGGTTTAGTGCAAGACAAGTATCTATGAAAGTAACAGGATCACTAACTCAAGATTTCCAAGTTGGTAAAATAAGAGTAGATGGCAAACCAAGAGGTAGAAGATGATATCACCAGAAAGCAAAAGCCAGTATATACAACAAGTTACTAATGCAAAAGTAGATTTAAACACTACTAACTTAACTACTATATATACAGCACCATCAGGTGATGAGTTTGATTTTGCAATTATAGAATCCATTTTAGTATGCGACCATGACAACCAACAAACAAACGTAGACTTATCTATAACCTCTGGATCAAACGTGTTTCATATATTTAAAGAACACAACATAACCGCACACGCAACAGATGAATTATTAACCAGAGACTTAGTATTAAAAGCTGGTGAAATATTAAAGGCACAAGCTAACCATACCAATCTAAACATAGTAGTAAGCCTAGTAGAATATGCAAAAGGCGATTAAAGAAAGTTGGCAAGAGGAATGGATAAGAACTAAACCTCTTATAGCAAAAGCCCTTAAACATCAAGATGCCTATACAATTGATGACATAGAAGATAAAATAAGAGAAGGAATATTCCTACTTTGGGCTAGTAAAAACTCAGCCTTCGTAACAGAGTTTGTAGTATTTCCACAGCACACCGCAATGAATTTACTTTTTTGTGGTGGTGACTATAAAGAGTTAGAGGCGATGTTGCCACACATAGAAGAGTACGCAAAGAAATGTGGAGTCAAAAGACTTTACGGTGGTGGCAGAAAAGGATGGACAAGAAAGCTTAAACATCTTGGATTTGTAACAGAACATTTAATTAGAAAAGATTTATGAGTAAAGGAAAAAGCAGAACACAACAAC